TAATGAGGAAGATAAAGACCCGTTTGAGAGTATTTTAATCGCAGAGGTTTCTGCTACAGAATTAGAAAGTGTAAATGATAATACTTCTTTGAAAATAACAGATTATAGCGTTAGAAATCGTGGAATATTTAGTTACTCCATTCTTCCAATGACAAGCACCGTAATTGGAGCCAGAATAGAAAGTAATAAAATAAAAACTAATTGGTATGAATGGATTTTCACTTCTATTGGCAGAGTTAGAGACAATATTTATCGGCCTATTGAACAATGGGTATTTAAGTTGAACATTGAAGCCGGAGATGTCCAGCACAATGTCAATAAAGTATTCCATCAAGGATTAAGTAAATATCCTAAGTTGTCAGTAGGAAGAACTAATTATATCACTACTTCATTAACTTGTCTCGTGAGCGATTTTAAATATGAAACAATTTATAAGGACAATTATTTGATTCCTGTAGTTTCTGGTAAAATTCCTTATAATACTACCGATATAAATAATACAAAAGTTTATATTCAGCAAACAAGTATATTTGAGGGAATCAACCTAGAGCAAAAGAAAGCATATTTATTCATAAATAATCAACAAAGAAGAATTACTTTCTATGGAACAGAGGGTGTAGGAGCAGATAGTAAATTTTATATTATCATTGAAGAGCCTTTTAAATACTTTTTACCAAATACGCAAAACCCTTCAACTAATAATTATGTAATTTATACAGATTATTTGCCAGAAGGAGAAAATGAATATCAGGTTATAAAGAAAAGAAGCATTTATTTCGACGATTCTATTGAAAGAATTAATGCCTGGAATAAGTTCATTTCTACAGATGAACCAATCCTTGTAAAAGATATGAAAGGAAATTGTTATATCGGAGTAGTTAGCGACAGCAGAGAACAAACAGATATTAAAATTGACGATTTCCCAACAACAATTAGTTTAAATATCACACAAATTGCTGATGTAAATTCTTATTTAATCTTTGGAGTATAAGGGGTGATTTCATGGAATTTTATAATACCGACAATGAAGATTTTAGAAAAATAGCAAAACATGAGATTATTAATCCAATGGTTAAAATAGAATTATTAGACAGCCATGAAAATGCTTATGCAGAACTTATTGAGGATATAAGTGCCGAACAAATCGGCACTATATCCGAAAGTTATAAGCAAGGAGTAAGAAAAACAACTTCTTTTACTATTTTTGACCCAAATGGAGATTTTATTCCTGACCCAAACAATAAAAATTTTTGGATAAATAGAAAATTTAAAATATATGTTGGGCTTGCGAAAACTAGATATTATAGTGAAGAGAATCCATTAATATACTCTTACGATGAAGAGGATTTAATTGCTTATTTAAAATACAATAATCCAAATAATTGGAATGACATAGATAAACCAATAGAAGATTCTCCCAACGATGGGATTATAATTACTGGACATGGAGAATTTGAAATTAACTCAGAAGAAGATATTTATTGGTTCTCCAAAGGAGTCTATGTTATTACAGATATAAACGCATCACACAATCTTGCAGATAAAACAGTCACAATAAATGGAGTAGATAAATTTGGAATGTTCGGAAGTGAAACTGGCTATAACGAAATGATAGGGACATTTTCAATTCCAAAAGGATTCACTATTTATGAAGCTATATTTACTATATTGAATCAAGATATGGGGAATGGCCAAGTATTAGACCCTATTGAACCGATAGTTGACCCTTATTATAAAAATGTTACTATCCCTTTTGATATAGATAAAGGACCTGGAAGTTATATTAGTGAAAGTTTAACTGATTTAGCTACTACATTTAGAGCAGATATTTATTACGATGATGACGGAAGATTGAATTTTTGGAGAAGTTTATTAGGAGAAGAAAATGCTAATCTTCCAATTATATGGGATTTTTATGATACTAGCCCCGAATATATAAACTCTTCTTTAACTTATAATCTAGTAAGAACTGCTAATAGGGTATGTGTAGTTGGCGATAATCCAAATGGAGCAATTCCTCCTACGGCGATATCCGAAAATAGAAACGCCGCGTCACCTATCGCAATTCAAAAAATTGGTATAAAAAGCAAATATTTGGAAAGTAGTACAATACAGACTGCAACAGAGGCTAAAGATTATGCTGATTATATGTTAAAATCTTTGTCTATTGAACAGAACACTATAAGTTTTGAATGCACTCTTATTCCAAGTCTAACAGTAAATAGATTGTTTACTTTAACTGATACTTTCTATAAAATTATAAAAGAGTCGTTCTTAATCCAAAGTTTAACTTGTCCTATTGGCATAGGTACAATGAGTTTAAGTGGAAGCAATATAAAAGAACTTCCAACTTATTGAGGTGAGCAAATGAATCAAGCTGACGCGCTTATAGATATTATTGATAGAAGAATAGATTCTTATATCAAAAATGCTCGTATAGTTTGTAAATATGTAGGAAAAATAATTTCTATGGGAACAAATCAAACTGCGAGGGTAACAATAATTGGCTTCGACACAATTTTTACTTTCCCTTATCGAGACTATTTGGTAGGAAAAATTAAAGAAGGAGACGGAGTTTTTATAGAAAGTAAAATAGGGAATTTAAGTAATGGAGTTATAACTGATAGATTTTATGGACAGGAGGAATAAATATGCCTAAGTTTTCTGAATTTAAAGCAAATGATGCTCAATCAGAAGTAAGAAAAGTTATTACAGATAACTTTAAAATAGCTACAAATATCCCAGAAGATAAAACTAACGATAATAATAAACTTTTCGCGTTAGTTGGAGTTGCTTCTTCTGGCGACCAGCAACTATTACATGCAAAAGATGGAGTAGATTATCTTAGTCCGGAAACAGGACTTATGAAAAATGGTGGCGACCAAGTAATAAATGGGAAAATTACTGCTAATGGACTCACTGTTTCAGATGGTGGAGCAATAATTGCAGACCATTTATATGTTTATGATACAAATGCCGAAGGCGCGCCCTCATTTACTGTTAGCAAAAATAAAGCTGCTGTATCTTATGGCACTTTTGAAGCAAAAGGAGCCGCAACTTTTGGACAAAGATTAACAGTTAATGGAGGAATAGTATCTACTGGTTCTTCAAATACTTTAGGAGTAAGTAATTTCTCAACAATCGGGGTTTCTGGAACCGGAACAATAGCAAATCTTAGCTCAACGAGTGCTGTAATAGGCTCCGCAAATATAAGGTCAGGTCTTGATGTTGGTGGTCCTGTTACACTAAATGGCATATTAAAAGTTGAAGGGCAAGTAACAATGAATAATCGCGTAGTTATTCCTAGCCCTGGTGACATTAGCGTTGTTTATGTCAGACCTCTAAGAGCTGTTAATAGGAAACCAAACAATGGCGAAGTTGCTTATGGCACTCTTTGGGGTCAATATTAAGGAGGGATTTTATGCCAAAACTTTATATTGGTGACAGCAATAATAATCCCATTAGGCTAAAAAAAATGTATATCGGAGATGGCAATAATAATCCGATTAAATTAAAAAAAATTTGGATTGGCGACCCTTCAAATAATCCAGTTTTGATTTTCACTGAAGGTGCAACAGAAGGATATATGTATGATTTTGATGCTTCTACTGGACAGTATAATCAAACAAGAGTTAGCTCTATTATAAATGCCGTAAATGGCGCGCCATCAAAGATACAACCTTGGCATTTAATAACTGACAAAACTGATACTTGGGGGTTAGGCTCTTGGGATGGTAGACCAATTAGTTTCAATAATCAAAGTGGCCGCTGTGGTCGTGGTGGAACCTTTAGATTCCCAAACCCAGTAGATAATGCGACATTAGTGTGTGTGCAAAGATTAAATTTTGACCTATTAAGTAATGAAACATTTACGAACAGTTGTTATTTTAATGAAAAGGGCGAATATAGATATGAAACAGATAAATTCTATTACACTGGTAGAACTATTGCTACTTTAACATATCGAGATGGCCAATATATTCCTCCGCTAATGCAGGAATTTGACAGTCGTCCTCAAGTAAATACTAGTGGAGGAACCGAAGCAGTTCCATTTATAAACCAAAATACTTGTTGCGTATGGATGTATACGAACGGAAATAACGTGAATTATAGAATAAAAAGCTATAAAAACGATTTATGGACTAAAGTAGCTACTAGAGAAAGTGTATCACAAATTCAAGATGTTAGAGTATGTGACCACGCGGGCGGTGGAGTAGAGGCTTTAACTGGGGAACTTTATGAATTTATCATATGGCCAAGAGTTTTAACTGCTGAAGAAATAGCTGAAACAGAAGAATATTTACTTGATAAGTGGGTTTAATAATTAAGGGAGACTTATGTCTCCCTATTATTTTGTCAAAATTTTGGAAAATTTTACCAAAAATTTTGAGCTGAGAATATACTTTCTCACTATTAGTATGAGGGAACCAAAATTTACCAATTTCGGAGTTGAGAATATGGAAGATAAATTTCTTGATGGTATGGTAGATGCTTCCATAACCATGATGAAACGCCTTAGTGAAGGCGGAACATTAACTCCTGATGAATTAAAATTTATTTTGTTGACAAAGCAAATGTCTGAAAAGGCAAATAAACAAAATAAATCAAATCCATTGGGAGGATTATTAGAAGGGCTAAAACCAGTCCTCCCACTGGTAGGCTCTTTGCTTGAATTGTAAGGAGGTACACTGATGAGTTTTAATCAAACTAATCCAAATTTTGCCAATTATCAGAATAGTCAATTACAGGCACAAGGTATAAATCCTGCGCCATTTCCACAAATCCCTTATAAACCTATAACTTTTGAAAAATTAAGTAATCTGATTGGAATAACCTATAATCTTTCTGCTATTGAGAATATAAATACAATTCCACTTCCAAGAGGTAGCGGTGAACAACAAATCTTCTTTGTCAATAACGATGAAAAGATATATGCGCGCTCCTTTGATAATAGCATAGGTGTCGTAGGATATAAACAAGACTATGTACAAAAATTGGAAGATGATTTAAAGGAGGCTCAATCGCAACTCCAAGAAATCTTTAATGAAATAGTTGGCCCTTCAGCAGAAGAACCTACTCAACCTGCTAATTCTGAAATTGCAGCTTTTGATGAAAGACTAACAAAAATTGAAGCTTTATTAAATAGTTTAGTAGGAGGAAATAATAATGGACCTAAAGAATCTAATGTCAACGTGGAAAGAGTATCAGAAGTGGCTTAAAGACCAGGGTATTAATAGCTCAAATATTCAAGAAAAACTTCCAGAGTTTATAGATAATCTAAAACAAGACCCGGAAAAGCTACAACAATTAAAAGGAATTTTAAATGATAAAAGTCTGTTACCTTATGCAAAACAATTGAATATTAGTGAGGCAGACATAAATAAAATGAAAGGAATGCTTGGAGACGGCGCAGTTGCGACAAACTATCCAAACGCTCCACAAAGAACGGGTAATCTTACCCCTCAACAACTTGAAATGCTTAGAAAATTTAAACACTAAGGCCACGTGTTTAAATTTTAAATAAAAAACTTCTAAGGAGGTAAATATTTATGGATAACGGTATCGGCTTAGGCGATTTGCTTGCTGTAATGAACTCTCGTGATAACGATGGTTTTGATGGTGGCTCTTGGATGTGGGTAATCTTCTTATTCTTCATCTTTGCTATCTTCTTTGCAGGCGGTGACGGCCTATTCGGTAGAGGAGGTGGACCAGCTACGACTGCTTTTACTGGAACTGAGTTTACATTAAGCAATATCGAGAGACAGGTTCAGGGAGTACAACAGGGTATCTGTGATAGCACTTATGCTCTAAATACTAGCATTTTGAATAACAAGTATGAGCTTGGTCAGGATTTATGCCAGGGCTTTAATAGCGTAAATGGTAATATCTCTCAACTTGGCTATCAAATGCAGAACTGCTGCTATAGTTTCTTGGCAGCCTAATTAGTAATAATTAGAAAACAATTCGGTGAATTGCTGGAACGCTAAGTTTACAAAAGTTTGAATCACAAAATAGATTTTTTACTTTAATTTTGAAGCGAAAAATAGATTTTGGAGGAGAACATATGTTTTATGTATATGAATGGTTTATTAAAAATACAGGAGAAATCTTTTACGTTGGCAAAGGATGCGGAAAACGATATCTAGTAAGAAATAGAAATGAAATTTTTAATAAAATTATCAAAGAAAATGAATGCGATGTAAGAATTGTAGCATACTTTGAAAAAGAATCTGACGCTTTCGACTTTGAAGAAAAAAGAATCAAAGAACTAAAAAGCAAAAATCTAGCTAAAGCCAATAAAGATTTTGGAGGCAATGGCGGAGTAGCTTATGTTTGGACAGATGAAATGAAAAGGCGAATGTCAGAATTTAATCCAATGAAAGACGAAAAACAAAAAAATAGAATGTCTGAAAACAATCCGATGAAAAGTAAAAAAGTCGTAGAGAAAATGGTAAAATCAAAAACGAAAACAGTTATTATTAATAACATAAAATATGATTCTGTTAAAGAAGCTTCTTTAATATTAAATACCCATAAAGAAACCATATATAATTGGGTAAAAAGAGGTTATGATACAAACGGAAATAGTTGTTATTACGAAGAAGAAGGTCCTAAAGATTTCAATTTTAAAAAGTCTTCTTCAAAAGCTGTTTTTATAGATGATTTATATTTTTCTTCTTTAAGAGAAGCGGCAAATTTTCTTGGAGTTAAAGATACTTCTCCCTTATGTAAAGCTTTAAAGAATAATAAGCCATATAAAGGACATATTTGTAAATATGCCAATCAGCAGCCAAGCTAAATGAAACCCATTGAAGTAATTTAGAAGGTTCAACGACTAGGAAAATGAGAAGGGTTATCAATAAATTTTCCCACGAGTGCCGAACTCTTTGCATGCCACTTGCCAAAAATTGGCAAATTGCAAAGATGAAGATATAGTCTGAACTATATGGAAACATATAGAAATATAAGATAAAGAACTTATATGATAACAATTTGGCGAAACCAACAGAAACATTGATGCTGTGCGTTATGAGAATGCTAAAAATACTTGCGATATCATCACCGCAGGACAAGCAAATACTCAGCGTATCATCGACATTATGACACAGGATAAGATTGAGGCACTTAGAACAGAACTTCAATCTGCACAGCTTGCTCTTCAGAACAATGCTCAGACTCAAACTCTTATCAATGAGCTTCGTCCGTGCGCCATCCCTGCATATCTAACTTGCAGCCCATATACTGCTCTTGGATATGGCAATAGTGGTTGTGGATGCGGTTGCTAATTTCCGCTTTGCGTGATTTAAGCCATTAAGGCTAGGGAGGCGGAAGCCTCCCTTTATTTTTTTAGGAGGTTAATTTATGTCTTGCAAACCTGTATGTAAACTTTGCAATAGACTCGTCATTTCCCAAGCTGTAACTTTTTCTGGCGGAAATTTGATTATCAATATTCCTGCTGGGGCATATAATGATGGCGAGAAATATTGTATTGTAGTAGCTCAAACTATACCATCTACTACAACTATTAACGCCCCAGTGGTTATCACTATTGGGACTGGAACTGTTCAATACCCTTTAACCAAGAGTAACTGTGCCCAAGTTACTGCTTGTGGAATTAGAACTCGAACAAGATATTCAGTATGCGTTTCAACTACCGCAACTGGCGGAACCTTTAAAATGCTAGGTTCTCCATGTTGCTCACCTTCAAACAATTTACGCAGTATTAATGGAACAACCCCAACTGCCGCGCCTGCTTTAGCTAGTGTTGAAGAAGTAGTTCCTTCTGTGTCAAATACAAAATCAGTGGAGAGTAAAAATGGAAAATAAAACTCATTCAGACGCGATTGAATTGTTAAGAAAAGAATTAACAAATGATTTTTCTGTAACTAATAACTTAATAATTCAGTTGCAGAATGAGATTATTTGCTTAATGAATCTTACGGAACAAACTTCTTGCAGGATTGAGAAGAAACTCAATGAATTGCTCGAAGCAATAAAGGAGGATAAATCCAATGAAATATAAAAAAGATATAAAGCATCTTGCAAAAAGTATGATGGATGGTCTTAAAGACGGAGAAATGATGCTTGACTATGCTAAATGTGCTAAAGACGAAGGACACTCAGATGTGGCTAACTACTTTTTCATGCGAGCTAAAACGAGAGTCCAGATGATGAATGAAGACCATCAGAAAATGGAAGAACTTATTAAAAAAGAAGAGATGGAAAGTGGAAAGTCTTATGAAGAAGGTAAATGGGACTGTATGCACGAATATTTTATGGAAGAAAAAGAGGAACTCGAATACGCAGTTCAAAATTTCAAGATGTAATAAAAAAGAGAGAGCGGAAGCTCTCTCTCTTTTTTTATTCCCAACTAACCATTTCAATTTCTTTTTTAAAATTATTTGAACCGTAACGGCCAATGCATATAGCATCAGCTTCGTCTTCGCTTACTTGAACATCATACCATCGTTTTACCAACATCTGCGCGCTCTTCTTTTTGTCTGCTCTAGTTCTACCATTAATTCCAACGTCCTTTCTCCAAGTAGCAGAATGAACTATTTTAAATGGCACTCCTGCTTCATAAGCCGCGTTTTCTAAAACTCCGATTAACTCTGCCAATACTTTGAATGTTGTTACGCCAATATTGTCATGTTGCTTTTTTTGGCCTGGAAAAGAGTTATTGAAATCCTGAAGCTGGATATCTTCAAATAAGATTAAATCTGGTTTTATAGAATCAATAGTTCCAATTAACCACTGTTTGACTATTGATATACGAGTTGTTTTATCAAATTTCTCGTTTGGGGAAATTATGCCATATTTAACTAACTCTTTATCGTCGAATACTGACCATCCACTTATTACGGTGGCTTGGTCAAGTGCCAAAATTCTGAATTTTTTACCCTTATTTGGTATGACTATTGAATCACAATTCTTATAAGGGTTATTTTTACATACGGGACATTCGTAACTTTTTCTAATTGATTTATAATTTTTAAATACCTTATGTCCTTCTGGGCATTCCATCTCGAGTTCGGTTTCTAAATTCTTATATTCTGTAGAAATTAATTTCCATCCTTTTTCTTCTAAATCTTTACGAATGTCTTCTATTTTTAATTTAGCCATTTGTAGCTATGCCAGAACTTCCAAACCCTTCCCCTCGGTTAGTAGTATATTTATCATATTCTTCTTCTGAAATTTCATCCCATATAATATGCGGGACTTCTGCTAAACGTAGCTGTGCAATTCTATCATATTTATGAATTTCAAAAGGAGTATCAGAAGTATTTTCAAGAATGACTCCAATCTCATGTCTATATCCAGAATCAATAGTGCCAGGAGCATTTGCTACCCTAATTCCAGTTTTTCTAGAAAGCCCACTTCTTGGTCGAACCTGTAATTCATAACCACCAGGAACAATTGCTTTGATACCAGATGGCACAACTTCTGTTGTATGTGGCGCGATTGTCATTTCTTTGTTTGAACAAATATCCATACAAGCGTCCCCTCCGTCCGAATAGAATGGGAGTTTTGCATCTTCGTCTACTTTCATAACCTTAATTGGAATATTCTTAAAAGCTCCATCGTAGAGAATAATTTCTTCAAGAGTATTAATGGTTTTATCCATAAAATATTTTACGATTTCAGCTCTTTTGTCTCTATATTGACCGCTATTGGCCTTATTTAACTCTTTCTTAAAATCATTCATTTTATTACGAATTTCTTCTGGATTATCATGGTATAGATTAACTAATACTCTAATATAATCTTCTGAATTAATTACTGAATTAATTACAGAAACTAATTCTTCTCGACTACTTTCATCTTCAAATGCTAAGTCTGGTATTTCTTTAAAATCATCAAATAACTGCAATGGATTCTGTAATAGAAAATTTTCTGTCATATTTATATACTCCTATTAATAATATTTTAAAAAGTGGGAGAAGTATTACTTCTCCCTTTATTTAAAAAGTTATCTGATAAAGTGTAGATATTTATGTTCTTCATCATTGAGTAATTTCTTAATATCTTCTATTGTAATATCATAATCACAATATCTATTATTAAGATAAATCGTCGCAATCTTATTATCTCTTGTAAGACTAACGTCAATTCTATCAATACTCTACGTGCCGCACTAATTTAGGCATCAGATAACTTAAAAACTAATTAAATTAGATGTTTATGGCAAATAGAACAGAATTTATTTCCATTTACAATCTCAAATTCTTCATGGCGGCATTTGGCTTGAATATTTTCTTTTTCTGCTTCTAAAGAAGCCATACGATTATCTAATACTCCTAAAACCAAAATATTTAGAATTTCAGATTCTATAACATCTATTTTATTTTTAATTTCATTCCTATTCATTATAATACCCACACTCCACATTGGCTTACTTGTCTCAGGTTAGTGCTAAGAATCCTATTTACTGCCGAATCGAATCTATATTTTTTATATAACTCATCCATGGCATATCCATCTTTTTTTAAGCATTGATAAAGATTATAGTCCGAAGATGGGGTTCCAACTCTTGAAAATCTACATAAACAATTTAATAATTTTACTCCATCTGAATTATTCGGTATATTAGGATTTTTTACTAAGGTAAATTTATGCTTTTTTGATATTGAATAAAAATAATAATTACCCAAAGTTAAGAATTGTCTAAATCCAAAATCATTCCATGATTCATTATCTCTTTTTTTATTAGTAACTCCAAGAGCATACGAATACGATAAATCCATATAATGATTTAGGAATTCTTTTTTTGTTAATTCTCCAATATATATAAACATAGGAGAAGTAATTGTATAAGCGCTACATCTAGGAAAATCTGATTTTGTTTTTAAAAAAGTTTCAAAATCATAGATTTTTTGAGATTCCAAAAAACAAATACCGTGTTCAGTTTGAAATTTAGTAATTTGCTTAATAATCTCCGGGCATGAAAAAATATCTTCGTCGTATAAGTATATTTTATTCTTATTTGCTATTACTTTTTCATAGTCGAATATGATTTTCCCGTTATGTGTTAAACGATAGGCAGAACCTAAATTTAAAAAAGGGCCTAATTTATTTTGTTGTTTAAGGGAAAAATTATTTTTATTTTTTTTATAAAAAGCTTCATAAATACTTTTGTCCGCTTCACAACTTTCAATCTCCAATGGAGGTCTAGAATAATTATTAAAAAATGCTTTACCAATCCATTCGACTTTTGGATTTGTCATTAAAATCTTAGGTAAATATGATTTACTCTTTACATTGCTACTAACAATTACCTTGTCGAATGGACTTATGGCATTCGCGTCATAAATCATCTTTACTATATTCTTATTCATCTTGTAATAATAAGAATACTTCATCAACTCAAGAGAGGGGATAAATGTATTTGGAGTTATTAATAAATCTTGGTCAAATAATCCAATATACATTTTAATCCTCCTTTCTCTCATAAATAATTGATAAAGAGCCATCATTGTAATTTATATCTTCAATCAATCCAATAGCATTTGGATACGGGGAGTTGCGATAACATTTTGGAGAAAAAGCATCTTCACGCCTAATTCCACTAATGATTAATTTATTACCTCTTGTAAACCAAGACTTTTCAATCACTTTTTTCTTACCCGTTTCAATATCCCTCTCAAAAATTTGTCTATCATATTTAACAAACTGTGGCTTATAAATTTTTACTTTTACTACCCCGTCTTTTGTCAATAGAGTAATAATATTTTTTAATTTATTCTTCTCCAATACTGTTCCCGCGATTCTATCTAACTTAAACAGAGGAATAATTTTTCCTTCTTTAGTAGTAAAAGTTGAAGTTGGAATTGGTTCTTCTGGCAAACTAAAGAAATTAACGATATCGTAGTCTTCATCTCTAATTCCATCTAGCTCGTGATTGCTATTGTAAAAACCTATACTATCCATTTCCCATTTAGATACAGGGCCAGAACAATATTTATCCCATAAGTCACCAATTAAATTATGATTCAACTGTTGTAGAGTTTCTGGTTTCGCCAAGAATGGGCGAATACCATCCATTTGCTTTTTATAAATTTTATCCCATTCTTTTTGTTTAATACAACAATTTCCATCTACAAAAGTTAATAGGTCAGCATTGAAATTTGAATTGAAATATTCTTGGGAATAATCATCCAAAATGTAATAATCTTCAAATTTGTTTTTCTTTAAGAATTTATTAAAGTTATAAACTTTTTCTAGTGGCTTTAATTCTTCTGGAATTAACCCTTGATTTATAATCATTTGCATATTTTGCAAAGTCAGTTTTTTCTTACATCCAGAAATAGTTTTTATATAATCAAACATTATGTCTTCTCTAGGATAGTTAGAAATGGCGTCAAATGCTCCAGACTTAATTAAATTTATCATTTGGAGTTTTGTTACTTTTACTTTAGACATAAAATCTTCAACTCCATCGTATGGACGCTTTTCAATAATGAGCGCGGCGAGTTCATCATTAATTTTCGTTATGCCCTTTATTCCATAAACGATTTGATTATTTTCTACGTCTGGTACAAAAGTATATTTTGAACGGTTAATGTCTGGTGGAACAATATTAATTCCAAACTGTTTCATTTTCCCAATAGCAGAACTAATTTTACCGTAGTTTACAACCTTTTTAGGCTTTTTTGTTTTTTCTTCTTTTATTTCTTCATCGTCTTCGTCTTCTTCATCATCGGTTTCGGTTTCTTCGGTTTGTTCATCTTTTGGATTATTTTTTAATCCAATAGATTCTACTACTAAAGGAGATTCTTCATCTTCATCTTCAACCAATCCTGCACTATCAACTATTAAACAAGCTGTATTCCAAAATATAGAAGGATAATGATAAGCAAGATTCAATTCTTGAATAGCTACCGTCGAATAAGCAATAGTATGAATAATAGAAAAAGAATATCCTAGCTGGCGGCTAATCTGTTTATCCCAAATATATCTCAAAACATCTTCGGAACATCCATTTTTCCGGCCAACGTCATAATAATATACTTTAAATTCTTCAATTTCTCTTATTTTTTTCTTTGCGATTAGTTTTCTTAACTTATTTGCTTGAATAACATCAAATCCTAAAAATTTAGGATGCATAACAAGTAACATAATTGATTCTTGTGAATCTGGTACACCATTATATTGTTTTAGAAAATTATAAAGTTCTTTCTTTTCTTCTTCTGTCGCGATTAAAGAATCAATTTCGTCAGAAAGTAAATTCGGATTTTCTTTGTATCGGACAAATTCCTCAACTGGAGTCAAATCTGTTCCTTCTGGCATAAGTCTCATCAAACTATTGGCCTGAGCCAATTCCAAAAGAGAACGAGGTTTGATTTGTTTCGCACACTGCAATCCAACAGGAGTATCAAACTGGAATAGAGAAATAATCTTGTTTTCGCCAACAAGCTCCCACATTTTTTCATTATCATAATCTAATACTTGCGGAGCAATATATTTTAAATAAGTTTTCTTTAAAGTTCCTTGCCATTCAATATAGCCATATTCAAGTAATAGCTCTAGAGTAGTTCTAATTCTATCCAAAGCATCAATAGTTAGCATATCGAATTTAATATTCGGCTATTCCTATATTACTATAGGCCCTGACTATCTTTTATCTACTCTCGTAGAAACAGTGTTTCGAGCTACGTATCAATAGTAGCCCTACGTTCTAAACGAACTAGTCGATACACACTATATTTATAAATTTTTCCAAGTTCTGTAGTTAACAATATTATTAATTGTTCCTACCGAAACCTTATATTCTTTTGCTAAAGCACTTTGAGTTTTTATTTTATTTCTATAAGATTCTCTAATGTTAATAACATCTTCTTTTTTTAATTTTGCCTTACTATTATTTTCTCCAGAATGACTCAATGTAGAATGAGCTTTTTTCAATTCTGAAGTAAAAACCTCTGGCATAATATCTTTATAAAGAATGCCATAATAAACCTGATAAAAATATTCTAAACTACAAACATCCTTATAATCTTGATATACTTCTTTATAATTCACTAGATTTTTCCATTGGTTTCTAAAATACTTAATTTCTTCTTCGGAAAATTTTAATTTCCCCGCTTTCAATCTAGTTAAATAGCCTTGATTATAAAGACTTTTTTCTTCAGCTTTAATTGGACAATCGGTATATGTTTTATTTCTTAGTATTTTTAAAAATTGTCCAAGACTTACTTTTTTATAATCTTGATATATGTCTAAATAATTTTCATTATTATTAAATCTATTTCTAATATCTGCTATTTCAGATAAAGAAAATTCTGCTCTACCGTTATTAGTTCCCATCATTAATTCCCCTCCAGACGTATAATTATATCCATTGGGGAATTTACTATTGAATTTTTTAATATAATCAATTTCTTTATATTGGGCCTCTTCTAAAGAAGAAGTTTCTTCAATAATCTCATATAAAAAATTATTTACTCCATCCAATTGAATAGCCTGTTCAATTAAGGAATTTTTATCATGTAGAGTTTTATGTTCTCTCATTCTTCTATTGAAATCATTAGTTATTCCAATGTAGCATTTATTATTTAATTTTGATGTAATTTTATAGACAAACATAATATCACCTCTATATTTAGAGTAAATTCGTATATAGAGGACTATAAAATTTTAGTCGAATTTATAAATATATTGGCTCGGGGTTATCCTTAGCTTTACCTATTAGGACTTTCCCGATGCGTATAAGGTATGTTTTACTTACTTGATATTTCAAAGCCTTATACACATGATTCGATAAAATCATTAACTGTTTTTGGGCAATTTTATCGTTTACCCACATACTCACTATCGTGGAGTTCCCATTGAGAAGTAAGAACTCCTTTTGGAGAGCGCATTGTCGCATTAAATTCGGTAAATTTGTTATTAGTGATAAGAATACCAGCCGCATGAATACCCCTACGACTAATTAATCCCTCTATACCTCGCGCGACTTCCCAAATGTCTTTGTGAATATTCATTTCTGTGATGAACTGTTTTATAGGCTTATAACCTTTTTCTTCATCGCCATAATAACATTGAGATAAAGTTCTTACAAAACCTCTATCAATAGGAATCAAAGAACTTAAATAAGTTCCCAATTCTGGTTCATACCCAAGTCCGCGCGCGGCCGTTAAAAGAGCAGCCTTTGAAGTCTCCGTACCATAAGTACAAACAGATATTACTTGTCCTCCGATAGATTCAAAAAAGGTTTTTATTGCTGCAATAAAACGTTCACGTTTACTGGCTTGAGAATCTAGGTCAAAGTCCGCTAATTCAGCTCGACCTCTTGAAATACATCTCCAATACGGCAATTCAATTGGGGATTCTAGTGGGTCTCTTTGTGTAATGTCTAGAAGATAAGCTGTCAAGAGCGCACCAGCACTACCTCTCCATGGACCCATAAGAGTATCGCCTTCGTTCCAACCAATATCAACTACCTTTTGGATAGTTAAAAAATATGCGCTAAGGCGCTCTTCAATTTTTTCAGAAACTTCCCATATTTCTCCACATTCATCTTCGATTCTTTTCCAATGAATATCATCTAAAATGCCTAATTCATTACCTCTTTTAAGAATCGAAGTAATAAAGAATCTATCATCTTCATACTCAGATTCAAAGAACTTTCTGATATATGGAAAATCTGGAACAATCGGTTTTGACCAACTAATTTCTTTCCAGTTGTAAGGAACACGAGGAATTACTTGCTTGTGTGCCAAATCATAAAATTCAATTTTAGAATAAATTTCTTTTGTATTTTCCAATGCTTCAATAGCCATTTCTTTACTCATATGAGTTGTAAGTTTTTGAATTATTTCATCATAATCCATCATATAAGTATAGGCATAGAAATCATCAACTTCTCTATCTCCATCACCGGAATTTAAGAAACTTTTATGAACCGGTCTATCTGTTTCTTTTAGATAATGAGTATCTGTTGATACTACATATTTAAAACCACGCTGATTAGCGTAAGTAATTGCGGCAGAATTGAAACTTACTTGGTCGTCACTTAAACCAGGCTGAATTTCAATATAGAAATCGTCTTCAAATATTTCTCTACACCAGTTCATAAAATTATCAACTTTAGAGAAATTGTTTTTTTCAATTGCCTCCATTAATAGTTTAGGAAATTGGCCTCCCAAACAAGCAGTAGTAGCAATCAAATGACCTTTATTTGAACATACTATTTCTTCTATATCTCTATAATAAGTAGGAACTCTTTCCATAAATTGTCTAAAAGTATGATTCCATGCTCTTGAAGAAAGTTCTCTCAATTGCTTATGTCCTATCTTATCTTTTGCTACTAGAATAAAGTGAAAGAATCCATCTTCTCCTTTAATATAATTGTTTTTATTTAAATCATCTCTACATAGATAAATCTCATTACCTAGAGCAAGTTTAAAATTTAGAACTTTGTTTGCCCACTCTTTTTTCTTTTGGTTGTCTTTATTTATATCTTCTTTTGCTTTTTCTTGGAGCTTTTTATAATATTGTAAAGCTTTAATATGTCCGCCTAATGATTCATGGTCTGTAATAGCTAATCCACATAATCCAAGCTCTATTGCGTAATCTATAAGTGCATCTTCTTTATTGATGCAATCAATCATTCTTATATTGGACCCACTAAGAATAATGGGTGTGATTGTGAACACTAAAATAACCCATCATTGCTTAGCATCACCTCTCTTTCTAATTTTCTCAATAAATATTTAGCATAATTTCTTATTTCTATAATAATTATATCACAAAAATTAACTTTTGTCAAGAAATAATTTAAAATGAGCATCTATCATCTAAAATTTCATAATCTTCTATTATAACTTGCGCGCTTCTTCTTCCAGCCCACTCATTAATTTGAACTCTTCCAATCAAAGTTATGATGCCATAATCATATTTAGTTATTTCATTTGCAAAGATAGAATCTTTAAATCGAATAAATGATATTCCATTTTTTGTAATTTTAGATGTATCTGCTGTTCTTCCCATAACTTGTATATCATCAGAAGTATACGAAAGTCCATTAATAGCAATTTTTGGTTCTTCAATTCCCCGTCCCCAAATAGATTTTATTTCATCTAATTGAATTGCCATATTATAAATATCAGAAAGATTTTCACTATTGAATTCATAATCAACTATATAACTTGTTTCTCCGAAGTTAAAATTAGATAGTTTATCATTTGAATATTCAATAAATTTATCAACTTTTGAATTGTTAATTTTTACACCAGCAGCATTCGCATGACCTTCTGCATAGGTAAACATTCCACTTTCATTAAGGAAACCTTTAAAATCAGAAAAATCAGAATTGTTCAATCCACGTAGCGAACCAGACCATTCATTATCATTCCCCAAGCGTGTAACAATAGTGGGCTTTCCAAATTTCTGAACTAATTTCATGGCAATAAGACCAGTTAATTCAGAGGGAATTCTTTCCTCTTCTTCTTCATCTAACCTAACGAAAATAATTTGATTATCGTTAAGTTCTTCCTTTTGAATTTTAAATGCTAAATAATCTACTCCTGCATCAAGAATTTTATTTTGACGACTTCTACAGTTAGTTCCGTATCTAGCAGCTTGTTCTGCGCAAACTTCTGTATCTCCTACTTTGTGTCCCCTCTTTGTTGACGGAACTAATTCTTGCCCACTTATAAATGATTTAAAAAGAGTTTCTTTCTCTTCCATCGTTCCAACTCGAATAATGGCATTAATAAGTGGTGTGATATAAAAAGAAATATCATTTGGAGAAATATTATTTATATCACCAATAGAAAATTCCTGTTTTTTTATTAGTGTTTTTAGTCCAAAATTATTTATATGTGACAGACCATAACTTACAATATATCTGGTTTCTAAGTCTTGAAGTAACATCATATCTCCAACAATACCAGTAGCAGCCAAATCTAAAAATAAGTCTGCATAATCTATTTTAAGAACTTCATCTAGCTTTTGTAAAAATTTATAAACTACACCAGCTCCACTTAAAGACTTATTTGGATAATCACACATTTGATTATTAATCACTATTGCATAATCACTATAATATTCACTTTCGTGATGGTCAATTACTAAAACATCAATCCCTCTATCAGATAGTTCCTTATGTTCCTCATATTGGTTACTTCCTGCATCGGGAATTATGACTAATTTAGTATCTTCTTCTACTTTAGATAACTCAACACCGTGCTGTTTGCCATCATGCATGGTCCAATATATATTGGCATTTGGATATATATTATTTATATATAAAATTAGCCCTGCTGCGGATGTAATTCCGTCATTATCACAATCCACAACTACATAAATTTTTGAATTATTTTTTAAGTGAGTTAATAATAAATCTACTCCCTTGTCTATATTTTTTAATTTATCAGCAGGAAATAAATCTTCTTTTGACGGATTTAAATATTCGTCAATATTATTTATTCCTCTAGCTTCTAAAATATCTTTTATATAATTCCCGCTATTTACAACTCTTTCATTTAGTCTATAATACATTTACTTAACCACTACCCTTTGTTGTAATAATTTCTCGAACGTTTCCTTGCCACTGTCCACTGGAGCAGCTTTATATTCAAGAATACAATTTCTATCATAAACAAAAGAAAAATTCATATAATTTGAATACTTTTTACATAAAGAATAAAGTTTATTAAAATATGAATCGTCATATCTATCTTTATTCATTCTATCGTAACAAATGATTGCTTCGCGCACTCCTAGCTTCATTAACAAATTTACTTGAAATTTATTAAGTTTATTTCCGCAAGTTGATACAGCGACACTATTTTCATCATACCATGAATCTGACAATAAAGTGCTCTTCTCGCCTTCAAAAATGAAGACTATTTTTTTTCTTGCTATTGATTCTTTTGTAAAATTTAAACCGTATAAATTATAGCTCAATGGATGGCTATAAAACTTTCCTTCTATCTTTACAGGCATATATTTACCATTCAAAAGAGCAAAATCATTTAAATTCCTTCCCCTTATTCCAATTAAATTTCCATCAATATCAAAATGAGGGATTATTACTTGCTCTCTTGAAACTGAATAGCGGATATAATATTTTTCCATTGATTTTATAGATATCCCTTCGTCTAACCAGCCTCGATAAATATAATCTTCAAAAAAGTTAATTAATTCTTTGTTATATATATTAAAATTAACATTCTGATTTTTCTTTTCATACCTATCTAAGAATGAATGGTATTTTCCTTCTACTTCTTCTTCATTTAAGTTATATATTTTATCAGTATTTCTCGTGATTATATTAAACACTTCTGTGAAATCTGACGGCATATCTCTTAAATCGAGAATTTTTTTAACTAACTCATAAATATCAAAAGAAGAATTACATTCTGTATAACAGAAAAATAAATGAGTATTAAAATAATAATATAATTTCATACTTGCGTCTTCTGAATTTTTATTATGACAAATAGTTGGAAGAATTAAATAGGAGTTTGTTTCTTCATATCTTAAATCTGGAACTAATGTTTTTATTATATTAATAATTTCATTAGAATCTAGTTGTTTTTTTAATTCATCCAAATCAACTTTCATTCAAATTCCTCTTTTCAAAAATCATCTAAGCTAGGTTTTTTCTTTTCTGGTTTTTCAATTTCAATAGAAGTTTCACTTTTTTTCTCTGGTTCCATACGAACAAAATCTTTTTCTTCTGCTATCAGTTTTTCATACTTCAAAGTAATAAAATCTGGTATTGGATTATAATATCCATCTGTTATACAAACATCTTCAACTCTACAAGTGCCCAAATCTACATGACTCCAAATTTTAATATTCTTATATTTACTTCTGCGCGCTTTATATACGTCGGTTACATAATTTGGCATTTCACAATTTAATTTACTTACCAAACCTTGCATAATTTGCGTTTCCTCTTGTCCCATCCAAGTTGTAATTACTCCAACGTCACATTTATCTGCTACCGCTTTTGCGCCTCTAAGAAACATTTGATTTCTAATACCTCTTTTATTTTCAAAATCGCCACTTAGCTGTGTACTAGACATCATAAAAATATTTAATTCTGAAGCTAAATCTTTTAATGCGGTAGATAACATTGTTAATATAACATCCTCACGAATCCTCAATGCTTGATACTCATTCAAAAGACTAGGACTAGAGAAGATATAATCATAAAAAACATTTTGAACTCCATTAACCAAACATTGCTTTCTAACAACAGCTTCTATTTGAGTAATATTCGGGTCAGGCATTTTTTCCAATTGTAAATAATCTGAATATTCATTGATGATTTCTATTGCTTTGTTGACTATTTCTTCTTCTTCAAAAGTGTAAGTACCATTAAGAATGGTATCTTCGTTTATCCCGCTTACATACGCCAAGACTAAAGTTTGAATCTCATCTTTATCTAGCTCTGTTGTAATTATAAGGCATTTTTCTGCGTAGCCTCTATTTATCCATTGCTTTATTCTGTTATCATAGTAAATTGGTATAGCTAATCCACAAGCGTCGCCAACCATCATTCTAGTCTTACCTGCGCCCGTTGGAGCTGACCGAAGATAATATTTACCCTTTCGCGCGCCTCTTACAACAGTGTTATATATTTGACCTTGTAACGGTAAACCAATTTCTGGCGTTTTCTTATATTGTTCTTTTAAATCAAAAAGTCCATCGCTTGCTTTTGATGCCCCGCTAGTAGAAGAAGTAACATATTTTTCTTCTAGTCCAAAAAGTTTTTTCTTAATCTCTGAAAAAATATCGGCAACGTTCAATGTGTCAAATCTCTCTTGGATATTAGTATAATTTCTATTTAAAATATCGTCACAATAGAATTCGCTAATATCAAACCCATCTTTTTGTAATGCTCGCAAGGCACTAAATTTTTTTACTCTTTGATAATAATAATTAAAATTTACTACATCGGCAATTTCTTCACAATCTTGAACATATTGAATCCCATTATTTTCTTCAAAAGTAATTTTTAAATCCCTATATGACTCCAAATAATTATCAATGTCCAAAGGAGTGATTACTCTTGCTCCATCTACATACATATTATATAGACTACTATAAATTATTTTACTAAATCTGGTATCAAAATCATTTATATCTAGTCTATATTTATCTACTTGAGCCAAAAGTAGCGGGTCTTGCATTATGCATCCAAATACCTGCATAATTGCTGTTTTATCAACTAACCCTTCGATAATATCACCTACTTACTCTAAAGAATTCATATCTATTTTTCGACTCTTTTGACTCTGTTGTGTCTCAATTAAATCAACATCAACTATTCTTTCCTTCATTGCCTGTTGAACTGACTCAGCTAAATTTCTAGCCATTTTATCAATTTTCTCATAATACTCCTGGGCTTCTTCATAGACATATGGCACTATGCCTATGCGACCAGCCGATTTTTCAATAGAACCATTTTGAATCTCAAAGTAGTATTTTAAGGTGTAATATATGCCTTTATTAGTCATTCCCTTTTTTAGAAAATTTTTTCTTTGACTTTCTATTGATTGATATTTATAATCTGGACCAAATATTTTTTTTACAAATTGATATATTTTTTCTTTATAATCGTCCTCTTCTGTAAAATTTAAATCATAACATTCTTGATGAGCATATCTTAGTCCTATTTTTTGACAAGGTTCTTTATTCCTATCAAAAATTTCTCCGCAATATAGACATTTTACTGGTGCTCTGGCCATTATATCACATCCTTTACTCCATTATAACACACTTTTGAGAAAATGTCAACAAAATAGGGATATAAGTCGAAACTTATATCCCCTTATCTTATAAACTATTTTTCAAATCTCTCAAATCAAGAATTGTTAGTTCTAACAAATCTTGCTGTTCTGGAGATACTGTCGAAAGTTTAATTTTCTGACCAAAATTATTTTCGACAATCTTTAAAAGTTTGTCTATCATTGCGTCAGAGGGGTCTTTATCTTGAATAACGGTCCAAAGCTCTCTAGCTTCATCCATACACTCTTCAAAAGAGCGTTCTTTTTCCTCTTTTAAATCAACCCTTTCATCAACAATTCTTCCGCCATTAGCTTCTCCCTCTTTTTCAATTGCCTCACCAAGAGCATTTACAAGGTTCTCGTAAGAAAGAGGAATACGCGCAGGCATATATTTAAATCTGCTTCCAGCAAAAATCGCAGGTGTAGACCTCATTTGAAGGAAACGTTCTCGTGTTTCTTTATCAATATCAATACAAGCTATAATATCCACCATTCCATTAATAATAGAATAAGGACGTTTATCTAAATTTGGAGCAATATACATATCTTCTTCTTTGCCGCCCATTGGAATTTTTTCTTCCGCATGAGCCAAGAAAACAATTCCATAGCCAAGCATTGAAATTTCTTGGAGAGTTTTTTGGAATTCTTTTTTACAGGCTGAGAATCCTTTACCCCAAGCAACATCACCTAATTCAGCTACTCCATGCTGCGCGCAAATGTAATCAGCACATTTCTCCCAAGCAATAGATGCTGTATCAATGATAACGCTATCAAATTTTTCTTGAATGCCTGGTTTGCGTAATTCACGCAAAACCTCTTTCATAGTTCTCCAGTTGGGAATATCATATTTCATAACATTCGCCAATGCATTATAGCCTTTTTCAAAAGCTAACAAAAGAGATTTCGGAAATCTAACTGCCAAAGAAGTTTTGCCAGTTTTAGGCAGCCCATAAAAGAGCATGTATTTACCTTTCAAATCTCTACTTATTTTAGTTGGTTCCAAGTTTAATAAATCTACTGCCATAAATATTACCTCCAGAATAAAAGAAGGGTAGCAAGATTATTCTTGCTACCCATTTGTTTTAGAATCCACGAGAGCGAGGGGATGCTTTAGGAGTTTGGTTTTCCTTTTGCTTCGCCTCATAGTCCTCTTTCTTCTTCTGCAAAGCCGCTACAACTTCTTCTGTGTTATAGCTGCTTTCCTCAGGATAGCTACCAGAACCACTCGTAATAACAAACTCTCTAAGTGTCTTCTGAACAACTCTCTTTTCGGGAGTACCAAAACCAACTTCGGTATTATCTTCAATTGTATCCTCAGTAACTGACCAACGGATACGACCACCAATCTTTACTGTATCTTCTGGTGCCCAATTATTATCAATAAAATCAATTGCTTCTTTGCTAGCAACAACATAGGTAATAATATCAGGAATTTCACCATACTGGATAACTATACCGTCGATAAGAAGTCTACCAGTTTCAACATCATCCTTGACCTCTGGTTCGATTTTCTTAATCAAAATCTCTTGAGTAAATGAAGCCTCTGGCTGCAAAGACTTATTAACATTTACTTTCTGGAAGAAGCTGCCTCTGATTAGAGGGTAGGTAACTTCTCTTCCATCTGCCGCAGTAAACTGATTAACGGCGATATTAGCACCAGTAACCATATATTTATCGGCACTTTCAATTGCATCGCGCCCACCGCCTAGAGAACTAATAGATTTATAATTATCCAACAAATCTTTTGCGCTCTTGAAAGCGGGATTCTGCTTGCCGGCTTTAGTTAATTCATAAGCAAAAACATTAACGGGGATAATATCAATATCTTCTACTCCATTAATAGTTTGCTGGACAAGGAAAAAAACTTTACCACTAATATAAGTTCTATCATTCTTGTCTTTTCTTACTTCTAGGTCTACTTCGTTAAGAATACCTTCAATTACTACTTCGTTTTTAGATTGTTTTAACATTTTTTTCCTCCCAATAACTCTATATTTAAAATAAAGCTATTAGATTATTTATCTGCCTTTTCAACAACTGCATCAGGGTCAAATGCAAGACCAGCATCAGTCAAAGAAATATACTTTGTGATAACGGGCTTACCATCGGCATTCTGAGTAGAAACTTCCTCACGAATTGCATAACCCTTCTTCACAAGACCGTTAACTGAACCAGTTACAGCACTAATGGTAACGTCAAGCTCCTTCGCAAGTTCCTGAGCTGTCATCTTAGCACCGTGATGCTCCTTCAAGAAATCAAATACTTTTCTGCTATTGTCTGTCATTTTGTTTTCCTCCAAAATTCTTTTTTAAAAAGTTTTTTTATTTTCTGTGGCTTTCCTTAACCACTATATATATTATATCATATATTCACGAAAAAATCAAGTTTTTGATTACGAATTTGTGCATTTTTCACAATTTTAACTTTATATTTTTCATCCCATTTATAGCCTTAGTTAATTTAGTTCTTTGTGATTCCATTGATGTAATAACTTGATTCACAATAATTAAAATTTCTGACTGTTCCAAGCTTGTCATATCTTCCTTATTTTTGAATCTTTTTAGAAGTTCTTCATATTGTACTGCGACCTTTTTTAAAGTGTCGGTGCGGGAATCTGAAATACCTGCTTGTTCAGTAGCATCAATCATATCATAAATATCATCGAGCACTCTTTGAATTGAAGCTTTCAATTCATTATAATGTTTTAAATATTTTTCTTGCATTTATATTACCACCATCCCTGTTATGCTTTGTCCATCCCTTAATCTAATAGAGTGTGTACCAATTGTATTTCTACTAGAAGACTGTACCTCATTTAAACTAAATTTTATAATACTATTTAAACTCGACACAAGAATCTCTTTATTCGTATCGGTAGTAGCTGCAAGCGTAATAACTTCATCGTCTTCATCCAATTTATGCACTATGACTCCCTTGTTACCTCTTGAACCTTTTGAAAAATCTGTAATTGGAGTTTTCTTTATAAAACCATTTTTTGTAACTGAAACAATTTCTTTTACTTTATCATTTATAATAATAGCTCCACATACTTCATCTTCTTTTAAATTAATTCCTTTTAATCCAATAGTAGTTCGCCCTGTTGACGGGATTTCATTTGTTGAGAAATAAACAAAATATCCGTTTTTAGAAGCAATACCAACGCAATCATTAGTATTAATAAGAAAAACGTTTTTAATATAGTCATTTTCCCTCAACTTAATCGCGCTGATACCTCCGTTTTTCTTAAAACGATATTCTTTTAATTCTGTTTTTTTAACTGTTCCGTTTTTAGTGATAAAAAGGATGTATTCACTATTTACTGCTCCTTCATCAGAAATAAGAGTTGAAACAATTTCTCCATCCTCTAGCTCAATTATAGAACTAATTGGAGTTTTTACGTTTAATTCAATTTCGTCTAAAATCAAATTATAAACTTTTCCTTTATCAGTGAAAGCTAATAAATTATTGTAATTTGTTTCTGTAATAGTTTGTTTAATAAATTCATTACTAGAAAGTTTCAACTTTGTCCCTACGCCTCCGCGCCGCTGAGAGATAAGCATTGAATCTTCATAAGCATAAATATTATTTAAATTAGTTAGATAAATAACCAACTGCTTTTTCTCTATTGGTTCTTCATCATCTTCTTTTTCAATATTTAATACTTTTGTTCTGCGCGCGTCACCAAATTTTTTCGCAACTTCATTCCATCCATTAATAAGTTCTTGATTTAACAATTCCTCATTATTAAGGATATTTTCTAGTCTCTCTTTTTCTTTTTCTAGTTCATTTTTTTCCTTTTGAAGTTTCTCAACTTCCAAATGAGCTAAACGAGAAAGTTTAATTTCTAATACTGCTTTTGCTTGCTGTTCAGAAAGTAAAAAGTTGATTTGTAATTTTTTGCTTGCTTCAATAGTAGAAGCTGATTTTTTAATCGTCTCAACAACTTCATTAATATTAGCAAGAGCAATCAAGATACCTTCTATAATATGGATTCTAGAATTAATTTTTTTCAAATCAAATTCAAATCCCTTTCGATAAACTTCCTTTTCATGACTTATATGAGATTGAAGCGCTTCTTTCCATCCAAAGACTCTGGGAAATCTACCGTTTTCAAGCATAGTCATATTAATTCCAAAGTAAGATTGTAAGGAAGTATTTTTATACAAAAATCGAAGAACCTGTGCTGGATTGGCTTTTTTCGTTAAATATATTTTAATACAAGGCTGTTTACCTGTCAAATCATTGAATCTTTCAATCCCGTGTTTATCATCATTGTTAAGAATGTGCTCTAATTCTCCACAAATCGTATTTGTGTATACTCCATAAGGAATTTCTCTTACAATAAGACAACTTTCCTCTGGGTCAAATTCAACAACAGACCGAATTTTACAAGATTTTCCTCGGCCATTTTTCAAAGATTCTTTTACTTCATCTTCATTTAAAATAATACCACCAGTAGGAAAATCCGGACGACAATAAATTTCATCAAAATCAATATCTGGATTTTGTAATAATTTAACCATTGCATTATTTACTTCGCTTAGATTGAACGATGGGATTGAAGCCGCCGCGCCTACACCGATTCCTACTGTCCCATTAACAATGTTGTAAAATCCTTTACTAGCTAACACAGATGGATATTGTTTTGTATCATCATAATTATTTCTCCACTCTTGGATTACTTCTTTTTCAATGTCAGAAAAAAGAAGGTTACTAAAAGAGGAAAGTCTTGATTCAGTATATCGTGGCGCCGCCCAGTTCCCGCTTTCTATCAAATTTCCATAATTTCCTTCAACTTCAACAAGAGGATATCTCATGGCAAAAGGTTGTCCAGCGCGCATAATTACTCCTTCGCAAGAAGCATCTCCGTGAACATAGAAATCAGCCATAGCTAAACCAACCGCATTATTAGTTTTCTTAAATGGCTTAGAATAGGTTAATTTATTTAAATTCATCGAATAAAAAATTTGACGTGCGGAAGGTTTGAGACAATCACGAACGTCAATCAATGCTCTTGATTGAAGAACTGCTCCAGCATATTGAGCAAATGATTCTTTAATTATAGGTGTTAATTCCATTTTTATCTCCTTACTCTCTTATAGTAGAAAAATCAATATTGCTGAAAATAAAATTCCTTCGTGGTTCAACATCGGTTCCCATCAAATCCTCTAGCAAAGAAAGAGATTCAGCATTTGGATAGAGTATATCAAGTCTTTGATATTCTTCCGTAAACATAGATTCATGTGCTTCTTCTGCGTTAAGTCCTCCAAGACCTTTTGCTCGCTTTACTTCTCCTTTTATTTTACCTCTAGCAGCATTAAATTCCTCATCGGTAAAATAATAACTATTTTTCTTATTGTGAACAACGTAAAGTGGCGAACGTAGCCAACAAAGTCTACCCTCTTCAAGGAATTGTGGAGCCAAGTAACGCAAAGCGGACATAATCAATAAGCCAATATGATAACCCAACGTAGTCTAATGTTTCCATTAGCGTAGACTATATGTTACTCACTAAAGTGAGAATACTCTTTCCACCCTTGTACCAATAAAGGGTGTACTCTCCTTCCGGGAGATAGTCGTTACAGGCTTCATTTATTAACCCAAACCTTTTGTTTTTTCTTATATATTGGAAGGTCTTTATAGGTGCGACCCCACAATATTTGCTGTAATGTTTGATAACTACATCTATCTATATAATCTTGGTATATACTCCGAGCATCTTCATTTACATAGCGTTCACGTATTTTAATTACTTCTTCGCTTGTAAACTTTGCGCTATCAGAGGCACTACCATCAGTAGTATGATATTTATAATAATCAAGATTTTCTTTAGTGTAAACTTCTGGTTTTATATCTTTCCAAGTAGTTCCATCCCAAATGCTGGCGAAACTATCAAAACTGATTTTATCTTGAAATTTTTTATATACTTCGCGACGACGTTGATGTGCATCATAACATTCTCTAATATAAGCAACATCTTCATTGGTAAGTTTAGTTCTACCATTATTTTCGCCACGACTATTGCCTCCGCCTTCATTACAGTTATACCCAAATCCTTTATAAGTATTATAAAACGCAATCCAATACTTTTCTTTTTCATCAAGTTGTGATAAATCACATTCCTCAATTATAGAAAATTCAAAGGCATTAACTCCATATTTCTGGATGGCTATATCAATTGGTATATCAGTTTTTGTTTTATGCTCAGAAAATCTTCTTTCTATATCATTGCTTTGCCCTATATAAGATTTTCCGTTTTCTTTTTTGGTTATTTTATATATGCCTATCATTGCGGCACCTCCACAATTATTAGGCTTGGGTTAATTCTGATTCCCACGGGATTAGCGTGCCCACTAGGGGTTTAGCCTCTCTTACCACCATAACCTTCCGGTTTAGTTGCCCGTTAGCCTTCTATTATTAAGTAGAGAATATGTAAACCCTCTCTATAATTTGAAGACCCCGCTGGTTAGCGGTAAAGTATTTACAGACAGTTATTAAGCGTTGAAACTTAAAAGTTTATCTGAATCAGCATCTGTACAAATAGCTATCTTACCATAACGTAATTTTTTAGAATCGTATTTTCCCGGAACTATGTTCATGGCACTAAGGAGAAGTTTAATCTCTTCATTTTCAAAGATTTTCTCTTCTGGATGAGCAAGACAGTTAATAATTTTCCCTCGAATTCCTAAAATACCATATTTCTTTACGTCTCGCGCGGAAGCCATAGCTCCAGCCGCGGAATTACCTTCTACAATTAAAAGAATAGAGTCTTGTCCTAGAAATTCAGCATCTTTTAATTTATCAGAAGAAAAGACTTTTTTCTTTTGATTCTTTTCTATATCTTTAGTTGCTTCGAGAACTTGCTTTCTTGCTCTCTGTGCTGCTTCTTCTGCTTTTTTCTCTTTTAATAAAAAAGTTAGAATTTTTTCAAATTCATTGGGATAGATATTTTTAAAGTTTCCAAGTGCTTGAGTTGTAGCTCTTTGAGCTAGACCTCTTAAAGATGTATTATTGATTTTGGTTTTTGTTTGATTAGCAAAAGAAGGATTAGGTGTTTTACATGATACAGCATATACTAATCCCGTTCTAGCCATATCTCCATCCATTCCACTTTTGATTTGTTTCTTCATAAAATTAGTAATCGCTGTTTTTAAGCCAGTCTGGCTAGTTCCGCCTTCGCTATGATAAAGACCATTAGTAAAAGTAAAACCTCGCTCTTTACCATGCGTCCATTGTAATGCTGCTTCTATATGCTCTTCTCCATCTTCCATCTCGAAATAAATAGGAGTTTGATGGACTGGATTAGAAACATTGTCTTTAATCAAATCAATCAATCCATTTGTTGCGCAATATTCTACTCTTTCTCCAGTAGAGTTTTCAAGAGAAAAAGTCAATCCCTTTGTTAGATACGAAAGATTTTTACATCTTTTACAAAGTTCTTCAAATTTAATATCAATAGGTTCTACATTAAAAACTTCTGGGTCGGGAGCAAATTGAATTGAGGTTCCATGAGCTTCTTTATTGTTCCAATCTTCTTCTTTATAGGATATTAATTCTCCTTTTTCCCAAGAGGCTATAGCATGACGTCCCTCTCTTACCACACTAACATTAAATTTAAAAGAAGAAAGGCATGTTGCTTTCGCGCCTATTCCATTAAGACCAGCAACAGAATTATATACTTTATCATTAAATTTTCCGCCAGTGTGAGCTTTTGAAAAAATATCCACTAGCACATTTGAACCATCTTCTCTAATACCGAAAGGAACACCTCTTCCTTTGTCCGTAATTACAACCATATTATTAGGACCAAGACCAACTTCAATTCTATTCCCATAACCCATATAGTATTCATCCACACTATTGGAGATAATTTCTTGAATCGCATTATATACACCTTGCATGTCTGCGGAACCAAGATACATAGCAATTCTTTTCCTAACCCCATCTTTAAAAGAAAGAGACTCAATATCATTAATAGTATAATTATTCAATTATATCACCGCCTTCAAGTATCATAGAAATTGAAGATATAAAATCATCCCTATCATTAAGGGGTATAAAATTCCACTTGTTTTTCAATTCTTCAAAAATTTCTCCTATTGTTTTATAATATCCATGGCTTTTAATTTCAATTCCAATGGAACGAAATTCTTTCTCTAATTCATCAATCATTTACTCACTCCTTTACCTATTATAATTATATCATAAAATAAAGAAAAAGTCAAGCAAATTAATGCTTGACTTTGAAATTTATTCTATTTCGTCTAAATATTGCGCGGCCTGAGCAGTTCTGCTTCGCTCAATAGATTCAAGTCTTACCATAGAAAATAAGTCGCCAAATTTTTCACTGTCTTTTAATTTAGTTAGAAGTTTAAGACCACTTTTTTCTCTAAAAATTTTCGCGTCAGTTTGTTTTGTATCCCCATCAAAAAATATTCTTGTCCCAGCGGCGCATCTGGCAATTAGTAACTTAATATGGTCTTCAGTTAAATTTTGTGCTTCATTTACTATAACAATGCTTTTTTCTAAGTTGCGGCCTCTAGCTACGGCAATTGGCATTATTTCAATCAAACCGTCATTATAAAGTCTTTCAACCTCTATTGAATCGCCAAGAATATCAACTATTTGGCCCATATAAACCAACTCTTTAGAAAACATATCCCCTGGTAAAGTTCCAAGTTCTCTAGTGTTTTCATTCTGAGCATTATTTGGAACTATTACAATTTTATCTATTGACCCTTTTGATAATTCGTGAAGAGCAAAAGAATAGAGTAAATATGATTTCCCAGTTCCGTAATTACCGGTTGCGAATACTATTGTATTATCTTTATCTAAAAGAGTCGTAATTAAAGCTCTTTGTTCTGGATTCCTAGGTTTTACTTTTTCATTGTAAGACGTTTGTTCAATAGAACAATAAGGACACTGTATTAACTTGCCTTGTTTGTTTTTAAATTCATCTACCGTATTTTCATTATAGATAAATACATATTCATTTTCGCAAAGTTTTAAATTAGTTGGCGCTCCTTCGTAAATTTTCGCAATATCTTCATCATTAATACCAATTTTTAGTCGTGTAATTCCAGTATAATTATCATCTGGATAAGAATATGTCATACTTTCAATGTTTTCAAATTCACATTTGATTAACATATTAATATCATTTGAAACGATTATGTATCTATTTTTCTTTGCTAAATAAATAAGAATATCATCTACATAATCATCTTTAATTACATCTTTATTAAAAGTAATTTTATTCTTGTTATTAAAGATTAAATTAGATGCTTTGCGCGCTTTCTTTCCTATCTCTTGATTTTTATTCTTCAAGTTATCTAATTCTTTTAAAACTGAAATATGAAGAACAATATCATCATAATTTTCCACAATCCTAGGATAGTCTAATAACACGTTTGTATCAACTAGCTTCAAATAAAACGTCCTCCTTTTGGAGAAATCTCTCCAAAATTAAAGTAAAAGTATAGCCATTCCCGTTTAAGGAAATGGCTATTTTTTATTTAGAAAACAAAGGACAAATTGTCCCAATTTTCATTTTACTATTTTTTACAGGTTCTAATGAACATTCACCATAATAAAAATGATATTGACAATTTAAACAACAATCTTCTTTTTCAAAACCATATTTTGTCTTTATTTCATCATCAATACAAGACTGATATCCTCTTTTAAAATACTCTGTTTTTTCTTTATTGACTTCATCTTCAAACCATTTTCTTATATCTTCAAAAGACGTGAGGAATGAGAAATTCATAATTGTATCATCAGAACAATTTTTAAATAGTTCTTTAAATTTTCCCCAAGTGATAACTTTTGACATAATTATTCTTCTCCAAAAATTTTCTCCCAATTACAATCTTCAATATTCAAATCACCTCTAAATTCAACGAAACGAGGGTGGCGCAACTTTTTATCATCTGTAAACTCCATTGCTGTGACTTTACAAGGACGCATAGAATACTTATTAGGCTCTTCAACAATAGCTTGTTTAATTTCATCATTAACGCCAGAAACATATCCCAATTCTTCAACTTTGCCATTATGAAGAATTCCAAGTTCGAGAGAACCTGCCCACCCGAAATAATATGGTTTTGTAACTGGTTCTATTGGTCTCCCGGCTTCATAATCTTCAAATAGTTTACCAGATACAAGATTTCCGGTTTTTAAATCTTCCCAATAAATCCAACTCCTAAGCTCTTTTCCAGTATAAAGTCTAGTTGGAGTTTTATAATGCCCAGTTAAGAAGCAATCTACTTCTTTCTCTAATTCTTTTTTAACTTTAATTGTTTTCCAAGCCGTTCGTTTCCCAGGACTTACAATCGCATCTTTTCTAACCATTACAATACCTTCTTCTCCATTCTCTCTCGCATAATTAAGAAGATTTGTAATTTCTTCTGGTGTTTTCGCGTATTCTGCTACTTCGATATAAAGATTATCTTTCAGAAAATTATTGAAAATTTTCTGAACGTATTCAATTCTTTTTGAATATGGTTCGTCCATTAGATTTTGTCCATTATAATACCAACAATCGTGAATATAATAGTAAACAAATCCATATTCTCCTTTTTGTCGTTTAACACTTTTTTCTGGGAGACATTGCAGAACGGAAGTCATATCACTGCTAGTTTTCCCATGCTGATAAAGTTCTCCAATTATCACAGTGCCTTCCGGAAGTTTTTTCAAACTATCTACAATATGTGGGACATGAGCTGTTTTATCAGCATATTCTCCAGTCACTTTTGATATAGTTCTACTTTGCATTGCAATTCTTCCATTTGCGATAACAGTTCGATTATAATGGCCATCTTTTTTTAATGAGGCAATATAATCATCACTAGCAATCCTAGTTAAAATTTCACTTTCTTTTCTTTCTTTTGAATATGATGATGGGAAATCCCAGTATTTCTCTGGTGATAATTCAAATAAATTTTCCATTCAAATACCTCTTTTCATTTTTCTATATTTATTATACCATAAGATTAACAAAAAGTCAAGCAAAACAAAAAGATAGACGAATCATAAAATAAATTTACTTATCCTTTAGAGGGAGGTGACTCTATGAAGGATGTTGAAGGATTTTTCAACATAGTTGACAAATTAGTTGGTACACCGCTATATTTGATAATGTGTATTGGATTAATTATTTTTTTTGTTTATTACTTTTTGAAAGTAGCTCCATCCCGTTATAAGGCTTTTGAAGATTTAATTAGAGATAATTCAAAGCAAACAGCAGAAATTTCTAAAATAACAGCTCGATATGAAAAAACGCTAGATAATTCAAATAAAGTTATTGAAAATAATACTGCCGCGTTAAAAAGCACCCAAGCAATGTTAGAGTTGTTAAATTCAAAGGTTGATGAAGCTGTAAGCACGGAAAAGAGTTTAGGCAGAAAAATTGATGATTGCGGAGATAAACTAACAGGTATGCACATAGCTATTGCCGAAATGAGCGGAAAATTGAATTAAATAAGAATTTGACTCCTTTACGATTTTATGGTATAATATAATTGTAAAGGAGTTAATTTATATGAAAAATAATTACCATAAAAAAATAACTCGCGAAGATAAGTTTGCTAGAAAATATTATTGTCAAAGAGCTAGATTAAATTCTATTAGAGCAGATAAGAAATTTAATAAAAGAAAATTCAGAAGAAAGGTGAATCGAAATGAGGTATTGTATTTATACTGATGGCGCGACTAGTAATAATGGACGACAAAATGCGAAAGGAGGTTGGGCCGCGATTCTTATCAAAAATGAAGAAAATCAAGAGTATGAAATAAGAAGCGGCGGAGAAATGTCAACCACCAATCAAAGAATGGAACTTACTGGTGCTATTGAAGGATTAAAAATGATTCCTAACCTTTCTTTTGGTGATGAGGTAGTTTTATATACAGATAGTGCCTATTTGTGTAATTGTTATCTTAATAAATGGTATGTTACTTGGGAACGAAATGGATGGAAAAATAGTAAAAAAGAACCAGTAGCGAATAGGGATTTATGGGAGTTACTTATCCCTTATTTTAGAAATCCCCAAATAACAATTTCAAAAGTAAAGGGTCACGCGGGCAATTATTATAATGAATTAGTTGATGAATTGGCTGTTAACGAAAGAGAAAAATTGATGTAAAGGAAAGATAGTTATGAAGTTTAAAAGTCCAACTTATGGAACTCTTGAAAAAGAGCAAGTTTTTAAATATTTAAAAAAAGCAATACTCCAAGAGAAAGGCAACTATAAAGTTATTGTTGGGACAGATTCTCAGAATACATATAAAACTAAAATGGTAGTTGTAATTTGTCTTATTAATGAGGGTCGCGGAGGAGTATTCTTTTATCATATAGACATGCTACCAAAGATAAAGAATCTTAATACTAAGATTTATACAGAAACTGAAAAAAGTCTTGAGATTGCCCGCGAGTTAAACGAATATTTTCATAATGAAGGAATTCGTGCGAATGTGGAAATTCATGTGGATATTGGACGAGAAGGAAAAACTAAGGATTTGATTCAAAGTATTTTAGGTTGGATTACGGCAGAGGGCTTTGTAGCAAAGATAAAAGATGAAAGCTATGTGGCAAGTACAATCGCAGACAGGATATCTAAGTGAGTGGAGTACAAGAGAAAGAAAAAGAAAGAAATCCCTCTGCACTCCAAAGAAAGATAAAAGAAAGAGAATTATCCAATTTAAAAAATTAAGTCATAATATAAATTTGACT